AAACAAATATGATTCTTAAATGTAAAGTATGCAATTCTGATTTCACAAGAAACGGAAAACAAGCAAAAATAGCAAAGTGTTGTAGTAGGAAATGCATGGGTATTTATTTTAAAGCAAAAGATAACGTAATATGTACTAATTGTCAAAAACCGTTTCATGTCAAACAAAGTCAAATAGGTAGATACAAAAGAAATTTTGGTATATTTTGCTCAATTGAATGCTCTAGCAAGTACAGGTCGATTGCTTTTTCTGGAGACGCTAATCATCAGTACGGATTAAAAGGTGATAAAAACGCATCATTCAAAGGTGAAATTACTAAAAAAAGAAATGGCAAATATATAGACTTAATGATTTATGTTGGACATGAACACCCATTTAGTGACAGATGTGGAAGAGTAAAGTACCATAGGCATTTGGTTGAAGAGAATTATATGCTTTACAGTAGTGATTTTTTTGCTAATATAAATGATGGGTATTATTTATTGCCAAAATTTGATGTTCACCATATTGACCATAATCACGATAATAACAATATCGAAAACCTACAAGTATTAACACGGTCTGAACATTCTAAAATACATAATATGGGAAAGAAAATCATTAGGGGTTTAGATGGTAGAATTTTAGGAATTGAAAAAAATAAATAAATAGCATTATGTATAAAATACCATGTTTATTTAATAACCCCGAAAAGAATACCCATGAACATAATGAACTTGGGCTAGATGTTTCTGATTCTGATTTAATCCAAAGGACTTGTTATTTTTATAGAATCGATAGTCTATGTCCTAGATTGAGAGGATTAAAAATAGCTGGAAGCGTTATTTATTCGGGAGGTGTTTGTTATCACTCATTATTGAGTATGGATGAAATACACAAAATAATAATGAGGGCTGAATTAATTAAAAACTAAACCTTTTAAAATCATGTATCATTTAATCGGATTAAAAATATTTGTTTCACTTGTAATGCTAGGTTTGGCATATTATTTACTTGTGGAATTTTCAAAAGAAATTAAACCTAAAAAATAGAAAAACTATGAAATACGATGTTATTTTACCCAATCACAAGTTTGAAAAGTTGCAAAAATTGGCAAATTTCAACAAATCTCAAATCAAAAAAGAGGTTTCAAATCAGAAAAAACTTATTATTGCAAAGTATCAAAATATGCTCGATGCAAAAGATAATGAGGTTCTAAGTTTGGAGGATGCTTTGCTGAATAGAGAAAAGCAAGTAGAATATTTTGAATCAGAGTGTATAAAGGCAGACCAAAATATTACATCACTAACGGATATAAATAATAAGTTATCAAACGAGAATTCTCAACTATATTCACAAGTAACTGAAATTGATTTAGTAAGGGCCAATTTAATATTATCAAGAGTATCTGTTTGGGCATTAATTATTTCATTTATCTTATCAATCATATTCTCAAAAGAAATTTCTAACTCACTTTTTTAATGCTATGTTACAAATAATTCAAACACTCTTAGCAATTTGGCTCATTCCATTTTTTTTGTGTTTTGCTTATATAATCACAATGAATGAGTATGACAAAAAACACAATCTTGAATTTTTCATTTACAATGGAATGGATATGAGAAAACAAGTTTTAGTTTGGTCTATGATTCCAATTTTCAACATAGCATTACTGATAGGATTTATTCTAAATTTTATATTTACTATCATTGAAAGGTCCAAAAAATAATTTGTGATTTATTTTAAGTATATTTGTAGAAGTACCGCTTTTAGTGGTACTTTCTTTTTATATAATCAATTATGAATTATGTACACTTTTAAGCTAAATAATACAGTAGTTCAAACCCCAATTGGATTTGATTTAACCAAATTCAAAAAAGAACGTTCTAAAATCTATAATGGTTTTTTGCAAAAGAATATCGCTTTTAACGATAAGGAAAATATTACTTTTGTTGATCCTATTGCAGTTAAACTACTTTCCCAGGAGTTCAAACAAAAAGGGTTATCTGCAATTGTTGAAGTTTCAATTTTGTACAATAATTCAGTTCAATATTCGGGAATAATTGATTTTATGAGTGCCAATTGGAATGCAACTTCTTTTAAATGTGCATTTATAGATAAATCAGAAACGGTTAAATTAATATCCAACCTATCAGCCATTAAGGCAATAAACCCAAACACAAACATAACATTGGTCAATAAGCCAATCGCCAATAAGATAACTCATTCTATTCCAACTGAATTAAACTATATCAGAAAAAAGGTAAAATTTGAATCCAACACCCAAATAAATATACCTTTCAGTAGTTCTGAGTCAAAAACAGATACCCAATCTTTTTTGTACCAAAACAATACATCAGAAACCCAAAGAATTAATTTAGTTGGTCAAATTTCGGGTATTTTTAATGGTTTGGGTAGGTTTAATATTAAGCTAATTGGAACAACTGAATTTATTATTTCAACTCATAATAACAATACCGCAAATCAAGCCTTTCAGTTGCCTATTTTATACAATATTGACCTTGCACCAAGTCAAGGCATTATAATCGCAATTGATACCAATTCTAGCGACTTTAGCATAGAGTTTGATTCTAGTTGCTATTTGCAAATTAATGAACTCAAAGAATATGGCGATTCTGTTTGTGGTGCGATTTCTGTTAATGAGTTATTTCTATCATTAGTCAATAAAATCAGCAATGGGAAATTTAACTATAATTCCAATCCATTGTTTGATAATCAATTCATAACAAACGGTAAAAATATCAGAGGTTTAAATTCTGAAATTAACACTTCAGTAGAATATTTGTTTGCCAATCTCGCAAAGATATTTTGCATAAAATTGGATATTGAGGATTCAACGGTAAATATTTCGCCATTGATTGAGTCCAAGAAATTCACCAGAATAGATAGTGGCTTAGTTTCTGAATTGTCATATTTTGCAAGTACTGATTATGCTTTTACGAATATTAGGCATGGGTTCAAAACCTATTCAAATGAGGATAAATTAGGAAATTTTGAACCAAATTCAATAAGAAATTACAGTACTGAAAGTACGAATTTACAAACCTTTGAAAATCTATCTGAACTAATTACCGCATCTAGTGTAATTGAATCAGTAAGGCAATTGCAATTTATTGAAAATAATACATCAGCCATTAATTCAAAGTTTGACGAGTCTTTATTTTTAATCGATTGTGAATATTCGGGTGTTGGATACAAAGAAAAGCCTCCTAGAAATTTTACTGAATTAAATGGATTGATTGACAAAACAAAACAGTCAAACATGGCTTATTTGCCTAGCCGTACAATTCAAAACTTTGCACCTATATTAATGGGCCACGCAAAAGAATTGACTTTCGATAGTGGTTTTGGAAATATTGACGTTTCAAGCCGTTTGGCAAATGAATTGACTTTACAATTTGAAAATCAGAATATAATTCTTAGTTCTGATGCTTATTTGAGTTCCCTAGGTATTGATGTTTCAATCAAGGGCAATTTGGCACTATATGATAAAATAGGGCAAATTATTGGAATCACCAATAAAGGACAAACGACACTCATTTATGTATTGAGTGCCGAATATAGTCCTGTTTCCGATATCGTTGTTATTGGCTTGGAAATAATTACATAGCTGTGGTGGTTACTTGACGCCAGGCGGTGTTTTCGTATATGCATAACTTATTCAAAGTTGTATTATAAACCATAAGTCCATTAGCTGGTGACGCTATGGCATTTATTTGGGTGGTGGTCATTCTTGGTAATAGCACGCCTTTGGTGGTGCTGGTAACTTCGAGCTTAGCGGATGCATTAACTGATGTTGGTCCTATCCCAACGTTGCCAGTAGAACTTATAAATAAATCTGTCCTTACTCCACTTCCATTTCGAAAACTAATATTATTTGCTGCACCCGAATTATTAAAGTCAATAAAATTTGTGGCCGATAAAAAACGCAAAGCACCATTGGTATAAATTCCAACACCAGAGCCATCGGCTCCCTGTTGGTAAATCGCTCCATTTACTTGTAACTTGGCTAAAGTTGGCGTTGTTGTTCCAATACCAACATTAGTTCCATTATCAAATATTAAACTATTTGCTAATCCATTTGCCGTATGTTTAGGTATATAGTTTGTGGTTAGATTGTTTAAAAATAGTCCTGTATTGCTTATTTTGGCATAATTTGTCGCTCCGTTCTTAAAATTGAAAACCTCCGCATCAAAGTCCGTTGTATGAACTGAACCATTAAGATAATTCCTTAAAATGTTTCTTGAATGAGTATTGTCATCAATTAAGAATTCATCGCCGTTCACGTGCAAATCAAAACCTCCTGTGTGACCGCCTGCCCCTGTGTCTCTTAGTCGTAGTCTAGGGTTGCCTTTTTGTAATGTAATATTTCCCGAAGTGGTATAATCAACATTCGAAACTATGCCTGTACTTGTCAATGAAAATTGATTTACATTATTTCTGATAAACTGAACATTGTAATTGTTTAAACTCCCAAGCAATCCAATAGCCTTTAATTTATCGCCTCCAATACTCCAATTTACATTGTTTGTACTATCATCCGAATCAATTGGCACCAATTTAGGAACTGCAAATGTATTAATTCCATCACCGCCATATCTATTTTGAAGCATCCCATACAAAGGCAAGTATTGATTAATGTTAAGCAATCGACCATCCGCTCGAATCCATGAACTTGGATTTGTAGTACTTGGATATGCCCTAATTTCACCCAAATAATTTTCGCCATTTGCAAGTCTTTGTTTCGCTTCAACGGCACTCGCATTTATTGGTATTCCTTGGCTATTGATATAATAATTAATCTGTGCCATTGATTCATTTTGAAACAGTCCAACTATCAAAATGAATCCTAAAAGTAACTTTCTTATTTTCATTGTTATTTACTTGATTTAATTTATACTTTAAATTTACTCCCTATGTGCTTTACAGTTCTATCTTTTTGCCTTTCTGAAACCGTTGCATTTCCATTTACAACATTTACGTTTACTTGCTTGATGTTCGCCATTTCTTTTCTAAGCATTTTTACCTCCGCAATTAGTTTCTTATTTTCATTTTCAACCTTTGGAAAGTCCATATTATAATTGAATTGAGGCAATTGGGTAACATTAAATTGGTTTGACTTATACATCAATCCAGCTTTTACAAGTTCTTCATTGCTAATTTCGCCTAATTTGTTATTCATATAAGAAGGCAATATTCTTTCATCAACATTTGCCCTAATCAAAATATTATCAATTCCACTCGCTCCTTTTAACTTTTCTGTTCCATGATAGAATCCTGGAAGATTTAAATCCAAGGGTGGAATTATGATTTCAGGAATTACAATTGGTCCAATTGGAATACTTGGAATTCCTGGGATATTTGGAACAAACCAATCTGCATTATTTGTTTTTCCATCAGAATTTAAAAGCGTTCTCATGTATTCAAGCTGACTAATCATTCTAGTATATTGCTGAATTGTAATTTCACCTTTTGCATAGGCTTCGTCAATATTCTTTTTAATTTGGTCATACCCTGCATTATAGGCCTTTACTAAATCATCAAAACTAGCTTTTAATGCTGCATTTTTTGCAATCTCTAAATTTGTAAGTTTAATATTTAGATCATCATTTATTTTTTGAATATCTGCCGCCATTTGCATTTGCCTTTTTATTCTATCAGCTTCGGATTGAATATCTAATTGAGTTTGCCTATCCCTACCCCTATTTATAATTTCCTCGGTAGCTGTATATTCTTTTCTCTTTTGGCCTTCATTGTTTACAACAAAAGCCAATTCAGTAATAAGCCATTCATTTACCTTGGCTAATTGAGAATCTCTAGCCGCAATCGCTGCATTTATACCAGCTATTTCAGCCTCGCTCATATCTGCCGTTATTGGCTTGATTATAGTGGCATAAGAATCAAATATTTGCTTTCTCTTATTCTGAAAATCGGATTCTAAACTTAGCTTGGTTTCGTTATTGGTAACTAAAGCATTTAATTCATTTATGGTTTGCTCCTGACTTGCTAAAGATGCCTGACCATAAAATATATCTGCTAAAATTTCCCTATAATTATACTCTTTGGTAATCAAATCAATTTGCTCCTGACTTGCTTTTCTTGCTAAGTCAACTTGTGTTTGATAATTTTGATTAATCAACTCCCCTCGTCTCATTTCTCCTTTTATCAATTCATCAGTAGCCAATGAAAATAGATTGCTCAAATCAGTTGGATTTGTGTTTACCAAATTGCCATAAATAGAAGTAATATCTCCAGATAGATCTTTGATTTCATTCATGTAAGTTTCTTGATCATCCCAATATTCCTTCATTGCCTGCTGCATTCTTTTTATATATTCTTCAGTTCTTTTTTGTGCTGAAAATACCAAATCAAATACACCAGAAACTACACCCAAAACGGCACCAACTATATTGCCACTAGCCAAATTGCCTACTACATTTTGAGCGGTATTTGCTAGTATTAAAAGGTTTTCTGTTTCGGCCGTTATTTCTTCGCCACTACTTCTTACTAAATTATTTATTAAATTAGTCGCTTCGCCAAATATGGTAACTAGATTATCTAAATATGTCCTTTGGTTTTCAATTCCATTAATCAAAGTATTCAACTCATCATCAGTCAAGTCTTTTAATTCCTTATTAAATTGCTTTCTAGCTTCCAATTCTAGGTTTTTATATCTCCTAACCAAATCAGGAATCTTTTCTTGAAACTTCAAGACCCTTGCCTGTTCGTCAATTTCCATACCTACCAATTTACTTTGAGAATTCAAATAGTCAGTATTGGCTTTTAGCATTATCGAGTATTGCTTTTTGGCCTCATCGCTTGTTTCACCTCTAAAGTTTTTGATTAAATTATACTTTTCAATCTCTCTTTTAGAAATTTCTCTTAATGCTTCAACTTCAATTTTCTGTATATCAATTGCACTCTTTTCAATTATGCCTTTTATCTCTTTGTATGTTGCTGCATTATTGGCAATCTTCTGCTCATTTTGCTTTTCCAACAATTTAAGATTTGCGGCTTTTAAATCTTCTTCCTCCTGAATATCAGTTGAAAGGTTTTTAACCATGCCCTTACTCAATGTGTCTAGTTTCTTTTTCAAATCAGATTCTAGGTTCAATTGAATTTTTGCAGCCCTTTGTTTTGATTCTATGATACGATCATTAAATCGCTCCTCATAATCAGCAATAGCATCCCCAATTTTTTCACTAAATTTTTTACGCTCATTCTCTAGTTTTTCAAGGTCTTTGTTTGCCTTTGTGGTTTTTTCTACCTCATTCGTAATTTTTGGAGTTACAGCCTCATAATTATAAACTAAGGAATCGGTATATTTTTTGCTTGCAGCTTGTGATTTAACCATGCTATCATCTATCTTTTCAATAGCCTTGATTAACTTATAAGCATTTTCGGTTACTTTTATGTATGCCGTGTTTTGCGATTCTGTTACAATTCCTGTTCGTGGATCTGCATCAAATTGAGTTTTGCTCATTTTTCGCCTAGATATTAGCAAATCATACAATTCCGCATTTTTCAAATCAGCCTCGGCCTGTAATTTGCTCATGTGAATATTGCTAATTGCTAAAGCTAATCTAGTTTTGAAATCAGCATTTACGCCCTTCATAACACCGCCTAATTTAGATTCTGCATCATTCAGGGTGTTAATGCCTTTCATAGCATCAGGATATTGCTTTTTGAGTTCTGCCAATAATCCTAATCTTTCAGTTTTACTTCTGTTGGTATCCAAAACCGCCAATGATAAAGCATTAAATGCCTTTTGTTCTTGTGTTATTTTTATAACCGCATCAGTCATTTCTTTTTTCATCTCCTTTTGGAGATTTACAGATTGCTCCTGAACTAAATTGTATGCTTGATAGGCCGCAATTGCAGTTCCCAAAGGATTTGAAACTAAAGCCGCAGTACTTGCCCTTGTAGCTGCTGCACTTCGTAATTGAGCCGCAGTAAATCCATCAGTAGTACCTTTTAAGGCAATCATTGATAGATTATACAATCCATTTGCCGTTGTGATTCCTTTTGTCAAAAGCAATTCAGTAGTTTTAGCAATACTCGTTAACTTCAATGAGCCTTGATAAAGTAGATATGTTCCAAGTAGTGTTTTTAAAATTGAAACAGTTTGAGCAACCGCCTCTTTACTTCCAAGTGTTATTTTAAGAAAATCAGAAGTAGTTGCAATTGCACCTCTTAATCCGTTTTCGGCATAATCACCAACGGCCGCCTTTGCAAAGAAATATTGGTCTTTTAATTTTTCAACTTCACCACCTAACAATTGGCTTTGAAGTTTCATTTGGTTATAATAAATACCACCTTTTTCACTTGCTTGTAATATGGCTTTTTCTACTTGTGCATAGCTAATAGTGTGTGCCTCTGCCATTTTAATAACCTCGTCTTTGGTTTTACCCATTGATACGGCTAGTAATTGATACAAGTTTACTCCATTGTCTGCAAATTGCTTAGTCTCTTGGGCCATTAATTTGCCCTTATTTTGAACATCAGCCATTGCCTTTGCAATTAAAGGTAATTTATCATTACCAATTACGGCTGCCATGTTACCTAAAGCACTTAATACCGGTATGATTTTATTAGTTTCAAAACCCAAACCAATCATTTTAAATGTAGCTTCAGATAAGCCCTCAAATGAAATAGGCGATTCTAAAGCCAATCTTTTAACATCAGCCATTAAAGCATCGGCCTTAGACTTTGATTGTAGCATAGTTTCAAGTCCTACCTGAACCCTATCAATTGCAGTCTTAGCTTCAACCACTCCCGAAACAAAAGATTTTAGTTCAGATAGCCCAAAAGCTACCGCCATTACATCACGTAAAGAACGAATTGATTTTGTAAGATAGTCGGAATTATTAGAAACGTTCTTCATCTGTAAGGCCATTTCTTTAGCCCTTTCAATGCTTTTTTGTTTCTCTAAGTTATTTTCAGAAATGATTCTTTTTTGTTCGCCTAAAACTGAATTTAATTCCGCAGTTTTTTGCTTTTCCCTTTCGAGTTCATTTCTTAATTCCTGTCTTTTGGTTAGTTGCTCCTGTGCATTTGCTTTTACCGTTGATGCGACTTTGTTATCAACTAAACCAATTTGATTCATCAAGTCCATTATGCTAGAAAGTTGATTTTCAACTTCGGGCAATTGGTTAATGGACTTAATTACCAATCTTATTTCCTCATTCATTACTTTTAAAAAATTCCTGACAATTTATTTTCACTCCATTTCTGGAATCATCGCTTTACCTCTTTTGGCTTTTTCTTCGAGGTCTTTTAAAATATTCACCGCTAATCCGTGGTATTGTTCGATAGATAATCTACCAATACGCTCAATTTCCCCAACTCTTCCGCCCGTAATTTTATAGTAGAAAGATTCCCTTTGTCGGGTTCTATTCCACTCAATAATGCTTGCTGATTGAGGATGCTCTTCATCTGATCCACTAGATTCTGTTGAGTATAATTCAGGAAATCCAATTGGGAGTACCTCGATACATCTAAGAAAATTGGCAATTGCTTGCTTAAAAAAAAACCTAACAGTTCTGGTTTATTTTTCCAATCGGCCTTTTTTTGCTTATTGAGTTCTTTATCGTAAACATAGGGATTTTCATCTTCTCGAATATACAGAAAACTTGCCATATCATAGCTTTTTTCAACTGGTGCCGCATATTTTCTGCTATTGTCTAACAAAATCCGTACCCTTTGCATTTCTTGAATTGTCTCAAATGTCAATTCTGGATTTGCCTTTGCATTAATTAAAGCAACCTTTTCAAGCTCCGCAATTTGTGCCATGTACGCATCCATTGCATCTTCAGAAACCTTAAAAGCATCATAAATAGCCAATACATCGCCAAAGGCCTCAAATCTATTTTGGCTCATACTAGAACCCTCATCACCAAACTCGTAATACTTAAAGCCATTGCATTCAAAAGCTGACTCCTTTTTAATTCTACTATTGGTGATTAATTCTTCTAAATTCTTATTCATTATATTTCTATTTTAGGTTTAATTTTATACTGTTCTATAATTTATCAAAATAGCCCTCAATCCGCTTGGTATGTTTTTATTTTGGCCCACCATTATACCCATTTCAGTAGTCAATATTTGCTCGGTATTGGTTACAAAAGAATCTAATCTGATATTATCAATGCCTTTAGCAAATGTATCTAAAACGGTATCTAAAAATAATTGGTCGGTACTTATTAAAATAAACTTTACCCTAAATACCGTATTGGCAATTTGAATATCTCCAAATTCATCCTCCATATTAAAACCTCCGCCATTCAATACGTGAAAGCCTTGAGCCTTGAATTTTGAATTAATTGTCATTCTTTTATTATCAGAATCCTTGATCAATTGCTTAGTCATATTTGCATCTTGCCTTTGCTCATTCTGTACTTGCAAAAGTGAACATCTGCCATTTAGTTCAATTTTAATCGAAGCAATTCCGCAAACACTTGTTATTGCATTTGTGATTTTCTGATTAACCAAACTAATATTATCGTCAATTTTCATTTGAATAGTGTTTTTTTGTATTCATCAATGCCTACTTGCTTTTCTTTTTCGCTCGCATCAAATATCTGTGTCCTGTAAAGTTTTTCCATCTTTACGGCCTTTTGCGATTGCTCGTTATCATCAAACCCAATCGAGGCATATTCTACGCTTTGATTTAATTTTTTAAATGACTTCATCAATGCACCGGTATATGTCAAATCAACATGATTAATTTGTAATCCATCCCAAACCCTAGCACTTCCATGTTGTTGTGAATATGCCCCAAGTGTTTCTCGTGACCGTGTATATAAAATACTTCCATTTGTAGCCGCTCCATTTACTTGAATCCGTTGCTTTACATTTGTGGTAATAGTTTCGGCCGCCACATCCATAGCCAAAGGAATATTATCCTGAATCTTTTTAACTCTATCGATTATTCTTTGCAGTCCTTGAATATTTTCAACATCAATCATTTTTAGATTAAATTACAGATTCAACATGAACACCTGGACTATCCTCAATATCGGGTTTTTTGAAAAATGGCGAATTATTCAATTTACGAATCAAAGAATTCATTGCTTGCTTTATCAAAGTGCTTGCTTTATTTGCATATAGCTTTGAATTTTCAACTCTCTGAATATAGTTTGTGTTTGACCATAAATTAAATTCATCAGTAGCCAAACTCTCCTCCAAAAGATAATGGCCTACTATATTCTGAATAGCCACATCAAACAATTTTGCATTTTTTTCTATGATTTTATCAAAATTGCAACCTACTGTAAAATCAACATGAATGCAACAATCAATTCCAATTAACTCGGAATTGGTAGGGCTTGTATCAAGTTTTGATATTTGTTTATTTTCTAGGAATAAATTACCAGAATTGCACTCAATTGTAAATGTGTTTTCTTCTAAGATTCCCAAATCTAAATTTGTTGTGTCAATGCAAACAAAAAAGTCATTTCTATAAGCATTTAATTCAAAAGTCTTATCAATATCAATTTGATTGTAGCCTATTGTTATATCTTTTGCAACTGTAAACAATTCTGCTCCCGAATTAGAATTAAACACTTTGATATTAACGGCCGTTGTTGCACTTTTTGAAATAAAGCTAATTGAATTTATTTGAACATTGCAATTCTCAAATCTTAATAAAGTAATCAATTGGCCTTTAAAATGTGGCGATTTATCAAAGGTGCCATTGTCGTAATATTCTGAACTTCTTTTATGGCTTTGAGCAATTACATCCATAAATTCAACCTCATCCATTAAATAATCACGAATTTTTAAAGCTAGTTTTTGATGAGTATTTTGAAGGCACTTGTCAAATAGTTTTTTTAATCCTACTTGGTCCACCGTTGCATCAGTAATTGAATTTATATTGATTCCTGGCAAATCATCAACTAACAATACTCCGGCTTGTGGATTATTGCCCGTAATTCCTACGTATTTATTTAAATATTCCATATTTTATGACAATTTTTTTATAAAAATAAGGAAAATAAACAATTTATTTATGCAGCGTTTCCGAAATTTTCATTGTATAAGCCAAAAGACTTAAATTCTTCATAGAAATAGTAACATATCATATACCTAAATGTATCTAACAAGTGGCCTATATTCAGTCTATTCAGTTCGGTTTTATTTAATGAGCCTTGATTATCGGCTGAAATTCTTCTACAATCCGATATTAGTAGTTTTGTGTTTTCTAAGTCAAAAACTATGCCCGGCTGCAAATCTCCTTCAAAATAAACATCTCTTTTGCTCCATTCGGCAAAAAGCATATTCATTATGATTCTACTGTGTTTTACACCAATATTGCCATGATGAGGTATGAATTCTTGATTAACATAAATTTCTGTGTATCTGGCAATATTTAGCATTTCATAGGCCTTTTGGTCTAGGAGTTTAAATAATACACCCCATGCACTCTTGGCACTTGCATCACTTGTGTATTGCGTTTGGCCGTTCCCTGAAAAATCTCCCGTAAATGAACTAAAATTATTGCCGTATTTAGCCATGAACTCCATAATGCACTCTTCGGGGTAGTCATGTATCGCATCAATGAATCTTTTTTGGCCTCCAATATCTTGCATTACAAGCATACTCCATTTAACGTTAAAGTCCATTGCCACAAATACATGATGGCCTTTGATATATTTAACGGTTTTGAGTGATTTATTATAATCAATGTTTCGAATGAATGGATTTTCAGAAGGAATAGTACCCCATTGGCCTAGGCCGTATATTTTGTAATGGTATGGGTCATTTTGTTTGTACCATTCCATGTCTCTGATAAATTTCTCATTCGTGAATGGATTATCATGGTAGGTACTAAAGATTAATTTTACTCTCGAATTGCCATGTTCGTCTAAATCTTGCTTATCAAAGAATCTGCCCTTAATCCAATGGTCCTCACTAATTGGGTTAAATGATAAATAGATTTGTACCTTATCACCAAAACTACCCCTAATTCTATCTGAAATAGTTTTAAATTCATTTTCTGCAAATTCAGTAGCTTCTTCAATCCATAAATCAGTTACACCATTTATTGATTTGAAACGTTCTGCATCTGGAATACCCTTAAATATGATTTTTGAGCCGTTATTGAAACTAATCTCTTCGCCTCCTTTGCTCCTTAATATTTTGTAGTCTTTATTTTCTTGTAGTTTAAAAAATGGTAGTGCGGTATCAACAAATTGAGAAAATACAGAGTTCTTTATATCGGCCGCCACCTTTCTAATGACAACTAATTTTCGTGGCTTTTCTGCTTCTATGAGTTTCTTTACAAAAAATTGAGCCAATGAGTATGATTTTCCACTTGAACCAGAACCGTAGCAAATAATATAATCCTCGTGAATTGCCTTTTTTAATTCCCTGTATGTAGGTAGAAATCTATGAGCAATCTTCGAAGCATCAATCTTTATTATTTTCTCGTTGTTGTTCATTTTTCAGTCTTTCAAACTCAATTTGGTTTATTCTAATTTGTTGTGCTAAAGTTTCCTGAGCATCTTTTCTTTCTATTTTCTTTTTTCGATAATCCTCCCACCCATACAACATTCGAACAAATAATACTACTCCAGATAGGATTCCAACAAGTATAGTCGCTCGATCCTGAATATTTAATTGCTGCTTAAAATCAAGCATATCAAAGATAGTGCCTTTAAAATCTATCCATAAAAGCAATAGACTAAAAAATACGTCTATGCAAAACGAAATTACATATCTAAAAGCTATGCTAATGTAAGTTGCCAACACTACTATTTTATAAAAAAACTATTTATTTTTGTTCGGTATTCTGCATACAGTGCAAAAAACCCAATTAATCCTAAAAGTACAAAATGCGGACCCTCTACTACATTTTGCCATAAACCGCTAATTACACCAATTCTAAATACAAATCTTGCAAAAGCCAAATGCATGGCAATCTTTGAAAATATTGAAAGCTGGCTCCTATAATACAAACAAAAGAATATCATAAAATGATTATGAACATACCAAAGCTCATCCAAAAACTCAATGCCATCTTGAAACCAAATTGCATTATAAATCAGCAATAAGATATAAAATATTGAGTTTATTATCTCTATTTTCTTAGACTTCATCATTTGAATTGTCTTTTTTGTCGCCAATTTTATCAACTTTTAATAATTCCAATATGACTTTTGGAGTTTTGAACCCAATTTTTGTAAAAATAGAATTCACCTCAATACCAATCAAAAGGGAATAGAATGCAAGCATAAAACCATCTGGAATTATAACCTTTTTGCCGTTTACTGCAAAATTACAAACCACATGAATAGCAATTAAAAATATTGAATATCTAAACATCTTCTTTACATTACCTTTCAAAAAAAACTCTCTTGAAAACTTTTCATTTGATACATTTAAGAAAAGTATTTGATATGATTTTGCCAAACTGTCTAAAGTCATTGCAATAATTAGAAACACCAAATAATCAAATTCGTTGAATACATACTTAGTAAACAAGTCCAAGTAATTAATTGTCATCAGTACAGCCAAAGTACTTGTTTTGGCTTCAAATAATATCTCAAGCAATTTTACAAAAAAAGATTTTACTTCGTTTATCATTGTGGTAATGGGGAATAGTTGCAATTAAGTTTATATCCTTGAAATTGGCTATCTAGCTTGTTAAAATTTATGTTTGTTTCAAAACTTTCTCCACAATTTAAAAAATAACCTCTATATAAAACCCCTGCCGTATCTTCAACCTTGCAATTAATAATAAAGTTGTCGTTTTCTGTTTTTTCTGAATGATTCGTAAAAACAATTCTGTAAACTCCGTACTTTATCCACCTGCAGCAATTGTCTGGGTGATTATTTCCTCTTTGAGAATTTCCAATTTCTGAACCATTTGCATTTGCTACTGGGTGCAAACCTCCTTTTGTGTCAAACAAATGAAAAACAAGATTATCTTGTTCATCATACATTTTAATCTCAATTTTCGCCCTAGCTTCTTTGTGGCCCCAAATCGCAGTTACTGAATGACTAGGCAAATGAATTGCCACTAAATCATCAGTACATTGACGAAATCCACCATCATAGGTATATGGCAATGGATATTCAACATCTTGACCGTAAAACTCAAATTTAGATTCACCTCCATCAAGTTCATTTAATAGAGTCCAATAATCTGAGCCGTATTTATATCCTACACAACCCTTTGACCATATATTATAGAACCCTGCATTTGAATCTACTACTTGAATATTATTTGGTTTTTGTGGCTCAATCGCAATTGGGTTTTCTCTTTCAGGTAATTCTTGATTTTCAATCTTTTCTGGCACCAATAAACAGCCCCATTCTTTTACCCAAAAATTTTGCAATCTTTGGCCATTTACATTTAATGGTATATCATTTGGATTTACATCAAATTGAAATCCTGGCACTCCATTTTTATTGATATTTGGCTCAATGAAATTTCTATTGTCAAGCGATACGCTCAATCCTTCACCTTCAGCAAATACCTTGAACCTTACAAATCCATTTGCAAGTATTTCAGTTTCGTTTAAATCCTGTAGCCATTTCATAGATTATCTGACATTTTATTTATGTAGTTGTCAATTGCCTTTTTGCCTTTGCCATAAATCAAATAGAAAATATGACTTGCAAAAATACCAATGAATAATGAGATAGTCTTGTAATAAATCAAAACATAGTCATAAATACTTTTGGCCTGCTTGATTCTTAAAGCATCAATATCCGCTTCTAAATGTACAAATTCACTCATTACGAATAGCAAGCAAATGAGCAAGCAAAATGCAACCGCATAATTACGAGATTCCGAATTAACATAAATCTCAAAGGCCTTGCTAAATGAAATATCTTTGCCATTTTGTAGTTTACCCGCCATTGCTACCGTATGCACTATTTGACCAATTACAAAGGCGATCACCAATAAAACATAATACCTATTCATAGTTATTTTCAATTTTAATTACACAATGATTATTTTTATCTGAAATAGATTTAAACAAAGTCGGATATATTTGCTTATACAAAACCCTTGAACTCAAAACCGCAGTTTGATTTTTTAATACCCCTAGTTTTGAACCTACTATTAGGCATCCTTCTGAATCGGAGGCCGTGTTTCCGAAATGTACCAAAATATACTGAAACTTAGGAACATCTAAAAGCCAAACCAATTGATGAGTGCCATTTTTAGAATCCAACAATGTACCGCTTTTAGTATCATAGTTAAAGAATCTTGAAAATTTAGGAGAGTGCCTCAATGCAAGTTCGTATGTTCCTGCATCAATTGCAGTTTCACCATGAACCTTTACATTTCTAATTTCATCCTCAACCGTAAATCCTACAAACTTATCTAAAATAAACAATTTTCCAATGGTACAGTCTTTTTCGAACTTGAATCTTTCAACTCTGATTAATTCAATATGTTTCTTTTCAGTAGGCATATTCTAGGGGTTTATAATTGTTTTCAAAATAAGAATCAATTGTCGATATATCATTTTCATCCAATAAGTGACCAAATTTTTCTTTTATCAAATCTACAACTTTTGAATAGGCATTTTTAAAGGCCTCATAAATCTTAATGTAAGAATCTTCTATTTTTTCATTAAAAAGAATTTCAATGAATTTATCCTCCAGATAATACAAGTCATTTTTGTATGTATTGAATTGTTTTTTTAAACCTTTGATTATTTTAGCTTCAATTACTTCAGATTTCCAATTTCTCATAGTCTTAAATTTTAAGT